CCCAGGTTTTAGTTATAGAGTTAGGATCAATTAGTTTAGGCCCTAGTGCTGACAAGCTAATCTCTTTTCTTTAAAGTATTACTTATTGTGTATAAGTAATCCGCTGACAAAGAACCAGTCGTATGGTTCACAAGAAAGTTGATAAACGCTTGTTGGTGCTTCTGTTGAATACTTGATGTCTGTAATTGGAACTTCATTTATTGTCCCATTTGCATCCACAAGAATTAGGCTTTCGCCAACTTCAGCATAGTAAGACTCTTTAATCTTATATGTACCATCTACTGTCTTTACGAATATTGGCTGAGTAAATGTCATTCTTACATCAGTGTTTCCGTTGAAGTACATGATATCTGATTCTTGAGTTTCAATTATGTCGGTAATTGTAGTTTCTACGAATTCTCCGATAGATAAAGAATCTGAGCTCCATGTTGAGAATTGATAAGCATCTGGAGTTGTAGCATCAATTTGATTGATAACTGTTGACTTGATCTTATCTCCTACCTGTAGGAACTTGGCTGGCACTTGACCGTCCATAGTGTCTACAAGAGTGTTCTCTTCTACGCAAGGAGGTCCAAACCAAGGGATAAAATAGAAGCTTGGTGGGCTGAAGAACCCTGGAGGTGCAAAGAACCCTGGTGGGCTAAAGAACCCTGGTGGGCTAAAGAACCCTGGAGGTGCAAAGAACCCTGGTGGGCTAAAGAACCCTGGAGGTGCAAAGAACCCTGGTGGGCTGAAGAACCCTGGAGGTGCAAAGAACCCTGGTGGGCTGAAGAACCCTGGAGGTGCAAAGAACCCTGGTGGGCTGAAGAACCCTGGTGGGGAGAAGAATGAAGGTGGTGAGAAGAAAGTTGTAATGCTGTTTGATGCGCCTGATGTTGCACCATTTCCGTTAGCATTAGCTGCATAGACAGTGTATGTCTGTGCAGTTCCTTGCTCTTGACCAACGCTTACAGATGTAGACGCTGTGCTGCCAGATTTTCCATCGCTAGATGCCCAGTAATACGCTGTGATTGCTGATCCACCATTTGCTGGTGCTGACCATGAAACTACGTCTGTTCCAGCTGATGAAGATGATGCTGATGGAGCACCAACCTGAGCAGGGACTGTTGTAGGCGTTGTAGCGCTTGATGTGGTTGTAGGACCATTACCAACTGCATTAGATGGAGTTATTGTGAATGTATATGATGTTCCACCTGCAAGACCTGTAAAGGAAAGTGAGGTAGAAGATGTTGTTTGTGTTGTTGTTGCTGGACTTGACACTATTGTATATAGTGTTGCTGCTGGTGAATCGGATGGAAGCGTCCAAGCTAAATTCGCTGAACCGCTATTGAACGCCCCTCCGTTAACACCAGTGGCAGTAAATCCAGTAACGGCCTTTGGCTCCAGGAAGTTATCCTGTGCTGAAGACTTAATACCGTATTTCTTGTTTGCCATTTTTTATCTCCTATTTTTTAATCTAATTAAGCTGATAGATCGCCAACAAGTACCCAAGTATTTGCTGCTCTCTTGATTAATGTTGCTGATGACCACTGTGAGCGAAGCTTTAGTCCTGGAGTTGCATTAACTGTAACTCCACCTGCTGCTGCTACGTCTACTGCGCCTGCGCCAACCCGTAGGATATCCAAAGATGTTCCTACTGGGAATGCAACTGCTGCGTCTGTTGGGACTGTAACTGTTGTTGCACCTGCTGCGTTCATTTCAATCATTGAGTCTTTCTCGTTGATTGATGCAAGAGTGTAGCTTGCTGTCTTCTGTGAAATTGTTGTAGCTGATGGAACCTTGCCTGCAAGTGCAGTTGTTATTGTTGCTGCATAGTTAGCGTCATCTCCAAGTGCTGCTGCAAGTTCATCAAGTGTATCCAATGCTGCTGGAGCTGATGCAATTACTGCATTTACCCGTGCTGTTGCATCTGCGATTGCTTCTGACTTAGCAGTTGCAATTGCTGTAGCCTGTGCTGAAGATACTGGCTTTGATGCATCTGCTGTATTATCAACATTACCTAGGCCTAGGGAAGTCTTTGTAACTGCTGCAACCTCTGACTTAAGTGCTAGAAGTGATGTATCTGAAATTCCGTGTACATTTGTTGTATCTGTGCTGTGATCTGATACCTTTGTATCAGCAGCTGTTGCTGCTGCTGCAATAGCTTCTGACTTAGCAGTTGCTGCCTTAGTTGTCGCATCTGCTGCTGCAGTTGTTACAGCTCCATTTGCCTTAGTTGTAGCATCTGAAGCTGCTGTTGCAAGTGCGGTTACAATTGCTGCATCTCTTGCTGCAACTGTAGAAATTACAGTCTGATCAATGCTCAATGTTAATGAGTTAGCTGCATCGTCATAAACTCTTCCAAGTCCATTACCTGCTGAAACCTGTAACATGCCTGCTGCTGTATCCTGAATTCTTTCATCTGCATTTGCAAGAGCAAGATATGTGCTGGTTGCATTGTTTTGTGTTAGGTATGTGCTAGCTGCATTTGTTATTGAAAGGTATGCTGCATCATTTAGCGCTGTTGTTGAATATGCTGCTAAATCTGTTGTTTGTACATATCCTGCAATTCCTGCACCTGCTGGAATTGTTACAGTTCCAGTAAATGTTGGAGAAGCAATTGGCGCCTTTGTGCCAAGAGCTGTAGTAATTGTTGTTGTATAGTTTGCATCGTTTCCGATTGCTGCTGCAAGCTCATTAATTGTATCAAGTGCTGCTGGAGCTCCATTAACAAGTGTCTGAAGAGATGCGTCAACGTATGTGCGTGTAGCAATTGAAGTACCTACTGCAATTTCTCCTGTAGATGTGTTGTAATTAATTCCTGTTCCACCTGAGAGCTTTTCTCTAACTGAAGCATTTGAAATTTGTATTGTTGGAACTACTGCATTTGCGTCAAGGCTTGCAACACCGTATGCCACTCCTTATCTGCTTCTGGAACATATGCTGCATCTACTGAGCTTGACAATCCTGCAACTGCAGCATCAACATATGATCTGGTTGCAACAACTGCTGAGTCAACGCTAATTGTAATTGTGTTAGCACCGTCGTTGTATGTCTTTGAAAGTCCTGAGCCCATTGTAAGGGCTGTATTAATTGCATCCTGAGAAATTTCTCCGATTGCTGCTGAATCTGATGCTGCGTAAGCAAGTGTGCTCCATGCGCCAGTTCCGTTACCAAACTTAAACTTATTTGTATCTGTTTCTACACCCATTTCACCTGCGGCTAATATTGGGTTTACTGAGGTCCAGTCTGCTGCGACGCCTCTTCTTACTTGAATTCTTACTGTTGACATTTATGCCACCCCTTATTTTATATTATTTGTAAAGTATACCATTTATTCAATTACAATTATGCGTTAATTGTACTTGAGTCAAATGATAGGTCGAACGATGTTGAACCTGGGGTTCCGCCGTCAGCGAATTTAGTTGCTGTTGTTACAACCCCGTTTGCTTGAACTGTATAAACAGGATTACCATCATAATCGATAGCCAATCCGATATCCATAAAGCTTATTGCTCCAGATGTATCGACTACATCTGTTGTATGTGCTAAAGAGACCCAAGTTCCATTGATTTGGACTTTGAGTCTTCCTGTTGTTTCGTCGAATGCTATTGGGGCGGTGCCTAATACGATGTTAGAATCAAACGTAGCTGTACCAGCCACATTTAATCCATTCTTTACTCTAAAATTCTTATTTACTGTTGCCATTTAAGTTCACTTATCCCCTAATTGTTTTATTGTGGGGGATTTTTAAGGAATCCCCCAAAACCTTTATTTAATTATTTAAGTAGTGTTCCAGATACTTTAACTGTTGAGTTATCTGTTGGTGTGACCTTTACAAGAACATTTGCACCAGATACTTCTGCTGTAATTGTTCCTCTTGATCCATTAGTTCCAACAATTGCATATTCTGTAATTGCTACGTTATCTGATGCATCTAGTGTTAATAGAATTTCAGATATTTCATTGTGTGATGCGTTATCAATCTTAACTAGTAGCTTAGCTGAACGGTAGTCTGCCTTTGCCCACTGGTAAGCTGTTCCAGCAACTGATGCTGTTCCAGATGATGAAGCTGCAATTTGCTTTGCTTGATCATTTACGTTTAACGCTGTAAATGCTGTTGTTCCCGCTTGCTGAGCTGTATTAGCAGCTGCTGCTGTTGCTTCTGCTGCTGCTTGAGCTGCATTGGCCTTTGTAGTAGCATCTGTTGCTGCTGCAGCGATTGCTGCTGCTTGAGCTGCATTGGCCTTTGATGTTGCATCTGCTGATGCTGTAGCAACTGAGGCTGCGTCTCCTGATACTCTGAGGGCTGCTTCTGCAGCTACCTTAGATGCTGCGTCAGCTGCTGCAGCTGTTGCTGCTTCTGACTTTGCAGTTGCAATTGCTGTTGTGACATCAGCTGAGTTAGCCTTTGTTGCTAGTGCTGATGTAAGAGTTGTTGTGTAATTAGCATCATCGTTAATTGCTGCTGCTAATTCATTTAATGTGTTAAGAAGTGCTGGTGCACCATCTACTAATGAATCTACTGCAGTTGAAATTGCTGTATTACGGTTTGTAACCTCTGTTGAGATTGCAGTTGAAAGTGCTGCTGCTGCTGTTGCTTCCGCTGCAGTCTTTGCTGCATTTGCCTTAGTTGTAGCATCTGCTGCTGCTGCAGAAATTGCTGCTGCTTGAGCTGCATCTGCTTTAGTTGTTGCGTCTGCTGCTGCTGCAGAGATTGCTGCTGCTTGAGCGGCGTTAGCCTTTGATGTTGCATCGGCTGCTGCAGTTGATACTGAAGCTGCGTCGCCTGATACTCTAAGCGCTGCTTCTGCGGCTACCTTAGTTGTAGCATCTGTTGCTGCTGCTGAAATTGCAGATGATGCTGCGGCATTAGCCTTTGTAGTTGCATCTGCTGAAGCTGTGGCTTCTGCTGCAGTCTGTGCAGCTGCTGCTGCGCCTGCTGCATCAAATACGCCAGACTTTACGGATAGCTTTCCAGCACCGTTAACTTCAAGCTGTGTTGCTTCTACAGACTTTACTAGAGTCGCTCCACCTACAAGGTTGAGGATGTAACTATCTGATCCTGTTTCTCTAAGGATATTTTGGCCATTGATTGTACCTGTTGTACCTTCAACAATGAGGCCAGATTTAATTCTAAAGTTTTTTACTACTGTTGCCATTTATATGACTCCTCTTGGTGCTTTTTTTTTATTACGCCTTGATTGAAGTTCTGTAATATCTTACTGATATAGAACCGCTCACAGGGGTGACTCTTAAACTAATTATACCTGAATTTTCTTCAAAAGTATAAGTAAAAATGCTTGTGTTAGTGCTTGAAACGATGTTTGATTCGCTTACAAGGATATCGGAACCTGAATAGGTTGCTGCTATCTCTGAAGTGTATACATCTGCACCTTGTGTAACCTGAATGCGATAGTTAACTGTCTTCCAGTCTGCCTTCGCAAAAGAATCGATGTTTGTTGCATTTTCAATCCCATACACTGCAAGGTCGTTATTTCCTTCTAGACCAAGCTGGGTTGAAATAGCATCTGAAGAATTTGAAATTCCAGATACTGTTGTTTGAAGTGTGTTTAACTTATATGTTAAAGAATTTGCATCTGTTGAACCTGTTACGCCAACGACATTCTCTAATGCTTCGATTGCATCATTAGCATTAGCGTGTTGTGCTGCGTGTCCTACTAGCTCATCATTTGCCGCTGGATTTGTAAGGTTGTCCTTACTTGTTGGAAAAGTTGTTGCCATTTATTAAAGCCTCCTGGCGGTATTGCATGTTATCTAATTATATCCTATATATTTTTTTAAGACGGGTAATATCCAGAAGGAAGGCCTTTGATTACCCTATCATCTATTATACCAGTAGAAAAATGAATTCCTGAATAATTTTCAAAGTCTTCTAATGTTCTTTCGGTGAATAGTCCACTTGCATCATCTATTTTTTGTCCGACAATTATCTGCTGGAAGTAAGACTTAGACTCGTTATGCTTTGGATAAAATGTTTCAGGGCTATCGTCCCATATAAGCTTTCTATCTGGTCTTCCGTATCTATGGTACACAAATGCTTTCTTTGGTGTAACAAGATTATAGCCTGCCGTAAAGAATCTTAAAGCCATCATTGGCTCTTCTTCTGTAAATGCAATTTCATCCACAAAAGGAACTTTTTCTATTACGGATTTTTCTGTAAAAAAGAAATGTCCAGACACGTAAGGGCTTAGCACATTAGAATCTGGGTTAGAATATTGTGGACTAAATTGTGGAACAAGGGTAGCCTTAAAATGAGCTACGTTACTTTCAGTCATGTAAAATGTAGGATTCTGTAAAATTTCTGGAATTTGATCATTGCCATTTTCATCAACATCATATGGCGGGACATATGCTGTAAATACTAGTTCAGAAAAATCATTCTTTGCATAGTTGTATTCTTTAATTATTTCTGAATCCCAGTTAGGTATTGCTCTCATGTGGGAGTCCATGTTTAAATAATACTCTTGGCCAGCATAGAATTTATTTGAATTCTTTCTGGCAGGCTGGCATCCAATAATAGATCCTGGAATAAGACAATCTGTTCTAACATTATTTCTCTTTAAAGTCTCTGCCTTATTATATTCAACATTATCGTCTTGAAGGGTTATTCCAAAGAATACTCTTTCTGGAAATTCCGCATTTGCTATAAAGTGGTCAACTGTCTTCCATATCTCTGGATCCTTATATGAAGGTATATTAATAAATATCTTTGCGTCGTTGTCTATCATTAGTTCCTCCATTTTTTCTAATGGTACTGGCTCTGCCGCTTCCCACTTATGAATTGGGCATTCGGCTGCCTGTAACTTAGTTTTAAATTTCATAAAACAGCCACATTTCTTGCATTGTTTTGTAAGACCTATAAATTCTGGGCAGGCCTTACAAATAGAATACCTGTTTGCGGCTTCTTCTGGTGTTGCATATTGACTATTAGGATTTAATAAATCCCAAGGCTTTACTGACATTAAGCAATAATACCATTTCTACTTATTGTGCACAAGCATGCCATTTACAAAGAACCAGTCGTTTGGTTCGCATGACAATTGATAAACGTTGACAGATTGGTCAACTAGGAACTCTATTTTATCTACTAGTGTTTCTCCTATTTGCCCTTGGGAATCAATATGAATTATTGATTCGCCAACTTCAACATAATAAGCTTCTTTGATCTTATATTCTCCTGATAAAGTTTTAACAAAGACTGGTTGAGTATAAGTCATTCTTGTATCTACATTTTCATTAAAATACAAAATATCTGATTCTTGAGTTTCAACAATATCTGTAATTGTTGTTTCAACAAATTCGCCTACTGAAAAATCAGAAGATGCCCAAGTAGAGAACTGGTATGAATCAGGTGTTAAAGGGTCAATTTGATTAATCACAATAGATTTGATCTTATCTCCGACCTGTAAGAACTTGGCTGGCACTTGACCGTCCATAGTGTCTACAAGAGTGTTCTCTTCTACGCAAGGAGGTCCAAACCAAGGAATGTAAATAAAGCTTGGGGGTGCAAAGAATCCTGGTGGAGCAAAGAATCCTGGTGGAGAGAAGAACCCTGGTGGAGCAAAGAATCCTGGAGGTGAGAAGAACCCTGGAGGAGCAAAAAAACTTGGAGGTGCAAACGTTAGTGCTCCACCGCAACATTGCCAGCCGTTAGGTACGTTATATGTAGTTGAGTTTCCAAGGTATTCATATCCCAACTCAGAGCATGTATAGGATGTTGGATTAGTATAGGTTCCTGGACAAGTTGCTTTTTCTGGTGCAGGAGTTGCTGTAGGTGTAGGAGTTGCAAGTGCTCCACCGCAACATTGCCAACCGTTAGGTACGCTATATGTAGTTGAGTTTCCGAGGTATTCGTATCCTAACTCAGTACATGTATAGGATGTTGGATTAGTATAGGTTCCAGGGCATGTTAGTAAAGGGGTAGGTGTTGGGGTTGGGGTAGGTGTTGGGGTTGGGGTAGGTGTTGGGGTTGGGGTAGGAGTTGGGGTTGGATCGCAAGCAGAATTTCCTGCATCTGCAAGGGCGGCTGCGTAAGTTGTTCTATAAACCGTTTTTGTGCTTTGTTGTCCGCTAGTTGTATATGTGTCTTCTGGTATACCTGTACTATTAGTTAGTGGGCCAGATGCACTTGGGCTTTGGCCATAAGTTCCACTAAAAGGATTACAGACTGAAGTTCCAGTGTAGTAGGTGTACTGGGTTGGTGGGGCAGTTGTTGGAGTTGGTGTTATTGTGGGATCGCAAGCAGAATTTCCTGCTGCAACAAGAGCCTCTGAATATGTGGTTCTGTAAACTGTTTTTGTACTGAATGATCCATCAACTATATATGTATCTGTTGGTATTGTATTGTTTGAAGAAACAAGTGGGCCTGTGACTGATGGGTTTGCTGCATAAACTCCACTAAATGGATTACATCTAGAGGTTCCAGTGTAGTAGGAAACTCCTGCATTTGTTGTAAATTGTACTGTATTAGAGGTCCATGAAGTTTCAGTAAATCTATCTGCTGTTCCTGTAACTACAACCTTATATCTGTATGTTTCTCCAGCTGTTAGGAATGTTAATGGTATTGTGTTTGTTGATCCTGAACCAGAACCTGCTGTCATAGAGGATCCGTCTGGATTTACCCAATAAATTTCCCAGGCTGTTTGAGTTAAATTAGAATTAGTCCAGGATAGGGTGGCAGTAGATTGAAGTATATCAGAAACTCCGATTGCAACAGAAGGCTTAAATGGCTTCATATCTGGAATAACATGCTCTTTAAATGTTGGGCTTTCAAGTGGAGTGTTGTATAAAGATTGTGTATATGGATTATTTACATTTTGTGATGTAATATAAACTGTTAATTGTCCATCTGCTGAGCCAGTGTCTATGGATGTTGTATCATATGCAGTTCCATCAACTACAGTAGTAACATCTTTTTGGTTTTGTACTCCTGGTCCCACCCAATAAACTCTATACTGATCTGCACCTATTGGTTTTACCCATCTTAAATTGATGCGGCCATTCTGTGTAAGTGTGTGGTCTATATAAAATACATTTTGTGGCCTAACAACTTGATTTTGATCATCCGTTGAAATTGAATCTATGCCATTTGTATAAACAGAAACTAAATTATTTCCATTAACATAAACAGGGTCAGATTCTCCAAATTCATTTATAGCAACTACCTTACATCTTAAAACATATCCGATCATCTGCTTATCAATATAAGAAGAGTTTTGATTGTCTCCAAAAGTTACCCAAGAAGATTCTAAATGCGCTCCGCTAAGTGCAAATGGTGCTTTTTGCCATGTATATGTAAACGAGGTTGGCGAGTTTTCCCATGTGCCAACTCCTATAGAGATATATTGTCCAGCTTGTCTATTATTATTTTGCCATGTAAATACTGGAGCTACTGTATTTTTTGGTACTGCTGCCCCAAATTTTTTCCATTGTGAGCCGTCATAAACATAAGATGCCTTTGAATCTTTCCAGGTGGAACCATCGTGGATTGATATTTTTTTGAAAGGTTTCCATGCGGAACCATCAAAAATGTTTAACGGCATCTTCTGTCCCCTTTAGTATTGTATGTAAATGTCGCCAGCTGCTGGGGTAGCTATTGCTGAGTATCCCGTTGCTGATGTTCCATATGCTATTTTATTTGCTGCTGTATTTGACCCTGCATTGTGATATCCATAAGTCTTTGCATTATCTAGAGTTGCATATGTTGTTGCTGCTATTGCTGTTGTTAAGTATAGTGTTAAATCTAAATCTTCCCAAGAAGCGTTTGTGCCATCTGTTTTTAAATATTTTCCAGTGTAGCCCATTTGATTTGGAAGAATTGCATCAAGCCCAGTAACGGTTGCTGTAGAAAAATCTACTGATCCAGTAAATGTCGGAGAAGATAATGGTGCGTAAGTCAATTCTGCTTCGGTAGTATTTAATAATTTTCTCCATGAACCTGAATGTGCGTAGTATGCAGATCCTGTTCCATGTACGTGTGCAAACATGCCGTGCTTTGTAGTTGCCGATGGAAGGTTTGTTTCTGCATCGTATGCCTCCCAGCTTAAATCAGAGCTCTTAACTGTATTTACGGGAAGAGTTACTGTACCAGTAAATGTAGGTGAAGCAAGAGGAGCTTTTAGATTAACAGTAGTTGTTAATGCGGTAAGTCCAGATACGTCTGCCTGTAAAGCTGCTGCAATTTCTCCGAGGGTATTTAATGTGCCTGGTGCCGAATTAATTAAACTATCAATTGCACTTGTTATAGCAGTATTTCTATCTGCAACTTCTGTAGATATTGCTGCAGAAATTGATGATGTAACATCTGCTGATCTTGCAATTGTTGTTGGTACTACTGCAATATTTAATTTAGCTGCTGCGTCTAAACCAGCATATCCAAAAGCCAAATCTTTTTCAGCTTCCATTACATATCCGTCTAAGGTGTTGCTAAGCCCGCTTTGTAAGACATATTTGCTATCTGCTGCTGCAGTTGTAGTGTATGAAGCAAGAAGGTATGCTGACAAATCATCCATTGATCCATTAACAGCTGCAAATCTATCTGTTAATGTAGGATTTAATGCAGATATTGCTCTAGAATTTGTAAAGTATAAATTAGAAGATCCTTCTGCTAGGTCGTTTGTTGTTTTTGAAGATAAATTTGTTGATCCTGTTACTGCTGCGATAGCAGCAGTTCTAGCAGTAGTCTCTGCAGAAATTGCTGCATTTATTGCAATGCCTCTATTAGTAGTTTCTGCTGCAACTGCTGAAGTGATAGCAGAATTTCTAGCTGTAGCTTCTGTGGCAACTTTTGAATCGGTGTATGTGTTGGCAGCCTGAGTTGCTGAAGCAATTGCTGTTAAGTCTTTTGTTTCTGCTGCAGCGATTGCATTTTGCTGTGCTGCTGCTGCTTTATTTGTTGCATCTGTTGTTGAAATTGTAACAGCTTGACTTTTTGCTGTTTCAATTGCTGCATTTCTTAAAGAAACTTCTGCTGCAATTTGAGTAGCTACTGCTGCAACTGCTCTAGCATCTGTAAAATAAAGATTTGTTCCTTCTGGAATTCCAGAGGTGGTCATTGCAGCAAATGCTGAGTTAATGTCGGCTGTAATTGAAAGTGCTGTGGGGAGCTGTGAAGCTGGGATCTTTCCTTCTGAGTTTAATGTTGCCATTCCATTTGCTTCACCCATTTTAAAAGCATATGATGTTATTTGATTCCATCTTTGTCCGTTACCAATTTTAAATTTTAGGGTGTCTGTTTCTATTCCAATTTCACCACTTAAAAGAGTTGGGTTTACTGAAGTCCAGTTAGCTGCTGTATCTCTTCGTAGCTGAATTCTTACTGCCATGTTATGCTCCTCCTGCATCTACTGTATTACTAAAATCAGTACCTGCATTTCCACTATTGTTTATTGTATCATTATTATCTGGCCAATACAAAGAATCTGGTTGTCCAGCATCAAATAATGTTAAAGATTCCCAACTTGCATCTGTAGGACTTGTCGTTGGGGTTCCGCCGTCAACTCCAATTACTTGTGGCAAAATAACTGCGGGAGATGCAGTTTCATTATATTCAACAAATGTAATTGGGTTCTGTATATCTATGCTATGAACGTCTCCGTCAAATGTATGAGTATGTCTATAAAATGGAGTTGGGTCTGTACTTGGAGGGGTTAGTTCAACCCACTCTTCTCCATTGTATATTCTTAAATTTTTACTTAATATATTAAAATAAACATCTCCAGCTTTTGCGTTATCTGGATCTGCCGCAATAGTAAGTAAATTAAGAGCTACCTTCATTTGGCGAGACATTTTTTTATCCTACTACTACTACTCTGTATTCCCCGATTGTCGGAGCAACAGCAAAAGCGATGCTGACATTGTTTTCATCTACTCTTGCAACATCTGCTTCAACTTGTGCAAATGGTGATGCTGCCTGATAAATTTGAACGGTTACGTCAGTAGTTGCTAGTTTATGATTTACTGTATATGATGTTGCAGATGTTGATAGTGTTGTAGCAAACTTTCTTGCTATTGCATGATAGTCTGTTCCATTATTTGTTAATGACCATACATCTGATGTCTCATTCCATAGTATTTCAACGTCTGTCAGGGTTCCGCGTTCTACAAGAATGCCTGCATCTGTAGTTGGTGTTCCTGCAAATCCGCTATTAAGCTTTACCTTATTATCTTCAATGTTAATCTGTGTTGTATTTACAGAATTAACAGTTCCAATAACATTTAGGTTTCCGCCTACCTGCAAATTGCCAGTGATCTCTACGTTGTCTGGAAGACCAATAGTTACTGCTGCATTGTGTCCACTATTTGGAGAAACAGTAACTTCATTTGCTGTTCCAACAATAGTTGCTACATAGTCTCCTGTTGTCTGAGAATCTAGTGGAATAACCAGGTTGGCTTCGCTTGCTCCAGTTAATCTACCTTGCTGATCTACTGTAAATGTTGGTACTTTTGTAATTGAACCATAAGTTCCAGCTGTTACTGCAGTATCATTTAATTTTATTGTATGTGTTCCCGCTACGTCGTTATATGTGGCAGTTAATCCTGTGCCAGATACTACTGTGGAGCTAATTACATCTTGAATTACTTCTGTAGAACCAGATGCTGGTACCCACTCTGTCGAGTTGTAGAAGTAAAGTGTATTTGTTCCAGTGTCAAAGTAAATTTGACCTGCTACTGGATTAGATGGGGCGGACCCTAAGTTTTGAATTCGAGCATTGAGTAACTCATTCTTGTTGAGATCAATACTAACTAAATATTTTTTTGCCATTTGCTATCTCCCTTTATGACAGGTGCGCTGTCCCTGAAAATGGCTGTGCCATTGTCAGCGTTATTTGATTTAAACCGTTATAATCTATACCCACTTCTAATATATCCCCTGCACTTGATTTTACTGTAACATTTGGGTTATACCCTAAGTTATGAAGTATTGGCAATGAATATATACCCTGAACTGGGCCTGTTAATTGTGCTAATTCCCAACTGAAAGACAATGTGTTTGAAGACAGTGTTATTACAGCAGCATTAGCCCATGTTGCATCTGATAATTTTGGACCGTAAAATTTAGAAAGAGATTTGTCGTAATAGAAGTCGCCTTCAAGTCCCAAGTTGTTAGAAGGGACACCTGTGCCGTTAAGGATAGTTCTACCTCTAGGCCCTTGTGGTCCTGGAGAGGAAACTATTACATCATTAACAATTTCAGTTACAATTACTTTTTCGGCCATTATACTGTTACCGATCTATTGAGCGTCATGAAGCCCTCAAGGAGTTTTATTTTATTTGCATTAGAATCAACAAGCATAATGTCATATACTGATTTAGGATAAAAGAGTTTGTTTGTTTGAGTTGGTGTAAGTGTAATGGTCAATTTCCCATTAAGGCCATCAATTACAATTCCACCTGAAGGTGATGTTAATGTGACGGCTAGTTTAGCTCCGCCTTTTATGTCACGGATTTGCATCTTTGCAGATGCGCCATTTAAATCAATTGCATTTCCATTATCGTCTTTGTATTCTAGTACAAAGCTAAATGTAGCATTTTGATCTACTTCGAAATTCTTTTGTCCTGCCATTTGCCATAGTCTCCTAAATAGGAATACTCCTGTACTAATTTTAGCACAGGAGTATTTCTAATTGACTACTTTTTAAGCCTTGTTAACGAAACCGAAATTCTTGTCATTTGGATTAAGTGCCTTTAATAGAACTGGCGCTACTGCTGCCACTCCGCCAAGTAATAGGTCTCTGGGATTTGTATTACCTGTCATGTATAAAGCAAGAGCTGCTGAAAGAAATGCTCTTCCATAACTTGCTAACGCTGCTAGAATCTGTTCTTGCATAGTTACCTTTCCATCTTTGTTTAAATCTGCTTTTGCAAATTTAGCCATTTTATTATCTCCTTGTGGGCAATTTGCCCTTGGAATTTTCGGCCTAAGCCGAATACTATAATTCTACCACTATGCTGAAATATCCACAAGTTCGCAATTTCCATCGGAACTGCAGGCAAGGGTGGCAGAGGGTGATGTTCCGTCTTCTGTCTCATAGAATGAAAGGTCTTCCCAACGAATATTCTTAGGCATCTTTGCAACCAGCGCATCGTAATCTTCCTTTGAAACCTCTTGGTAAGGAGCTTGCTTGTATGTATGATCTGAATGCGGTAGGAATGAAATTCCAGAGACCTCGTCAAAATTCTTATACACCCAAGCGCCAACTTCCATCCATTCATCTTCTTTTACTGAAACGGTAATTGATGGCTTGTGTTCACACCAAGCACGTTGATAAACTAGCCATATGTCTAAGTGCTGAATGGCAGTTAAATCATTTCTTACAATTGCACCATCTGGTGCCTTTACTGGAAATGAAAATACGTAAGTATCATTTGGCTTCATAACATCGTCTTCTACTGGAATGCCCACTTCTTTTAAGAATGTAGAAATTGGATCTCCTTTAGAGCCACGAACTGTACGAATATAATATGGAGAATGCCATGGGTGCATGCCTGAAGATACGCCAACTAGTTGTGAAACGGTTCCAGAAGGCTTGACACAAGTAATTGCTGCAGATTCTGGAATACCAATTTTACCAGACTCTTCTCTGTTTACTTCTCTTGCTTTTTCACGCAAAGTCATAAGAAATGATTCAAGCATAACAATATCTTCTTTTCCAGACATAAATTTGTGACCAAACTGCCCAGTTAAAGAAACTCCGAGTAAGCGCTCTTCTTCTGTATTGTCTTTCCAAATTTTACGTAAGTATTTAAAGTCGGTTAAAGTTGATTGCCACGTTCCAAGAATTGTAGCCAGCTCGACTTTGCGCTGAATATCTTTCTTTGTATCGTTTTCACGTAATACGACTTCTGAAAGATTGCAAAACTGATAAGGACGTAAAATAATTTCTGAACAAGGGTTAGTTCCGTAGTGTATATCTGGATCTCTTCTTCCAAACTTGGCTGCTTGGGCTTGAGCTGCGGCCACATTGTATATACCTCGCTCTCCTGATTTTGAGTCATAAAGAGATTTCCATTCTGCAATAAATTGCTCCATCTCTGGCTTGCGTGAGTATGCAACAGAGTTATTTGATAATGCACGTTGTGGGCTTAGCTCCCACCAATTGCCTGACTTTGCTTGAGCCATCTCAATATCATTAATATTAGAAAGCGAAATCATTGCTGACCTACGTACTCCGCCAACAACTACAACTTCGCCAATCTTGCACATTATGTCGTGACATTCAATTGGCTTAAGATTTCTTCCTGTAGCATTTTTAAATTTAGCAATTGTAAAATCAAAAAGATTTATTAATGGTTGTGGCCCAGAAGATCTGCCTCCCATTGTCTTTAAACGTGCCCCTGAAGGTCTAACTTTTGAAACATCAATAGCTGGAATGTGTCCTGTCCAAAGTAAAGCCAACAGTTCACGATATGCTTTTGCCCAACCTTGTTTTGAATCTTCAACAACAATAACTGTATCTGACTTTTCAAGTTTTTCTGGGACTGGCGGAAGTTTGTTGATGTACTTGTATTCTACTGAAAACCCAACGCCAGTTCCGCACATTAGAACATACATTGTTTCATCAAAAGAACGGGGAGAATCAACTGGAAGAAAAGCACAGTTATATCCTGCAACATTATCTCTTTCTAATGCAGCACCTGAAGTCATTACAGATCTCATAGACGGCATAACATTTCTTTCAAAAACAAACTCTTTTAATTCCGCAACTAGCTTTTCATTTGGAATATAATTGTGATTTACCTTTAGATGATTAGTCATAAAATTAAAATATCTATCTACTGTTTCTCCCCAGGTTTCTCTTCGACCTTCCGACTCTACCCACTTTGCATATCTAGATAAAGCAATAAAGTTTTCATAAGGATTTTCAATAGTTTGCAACATTTATATACGACCTTTTCTCCGCCTTGCGGTATAATTTTGTGTGAAGTCCTAGTGTATCAAACTTTTATTTAGCGGTCTAGTGCCCAAAAAATATTCTGAACGTCTCACATAATGATACATTGTTTTAGTTAACTAAGTTGACATTACTTATATATTAATGTTATGATTATAGTTCGTTATCTCTATAGGAGGAAATGCCAATGGAGAATATAAAGCAACAGTTTAGCGATTTAGTTCGTGACTGGACGATAATAGCAGTAACAATGTTATTTTTGTTTGGTAACTCAGCAAACGCTTTAACTGTAGTAGAACCTTTAGTGAAAACTGAAGCCCAATTAAAGCAAGAAGTTTTAGATAGCTTTAGTAAAGAAATTTACAAGCCATCTGAGATGCTTACAGATCAAGAGTTGTTAACACTTCTGGAGACTGTAGGATTTGAAGGAGTAGGCCTTAAGAAAGCCTGGTCCATAGCAAAGCGTGAATCTAATGGAAGACCGCTTGCATATAACGGGGACAGAAAAACAGGAGATAGTTCTTACGGATTATTTCAGATAAATATGATTGGAAATCTTGGTCCTGAAAGACTTGAGAAATTTGATCTACAGAGTAACAAAGAGTTATTCGACCCAGTAACAAACGCAGAGATAACGTACTATATGACCGATGGCGGCAGTGATTGGTCAAGCTGGAAGGGTATGACCCCGAGAGCTAAGGAATTTTATTTAAAATTTCCGACAAAGTAAAGGAGATGGGATGAGGATACAATATGTATCAACTTACATCTCCATGTCAGAAGATGGATTGGTTGAAAAGCTTTTATGCCCAGTAGACCAGTCCATTCTTTTTTGTAATCAAGATTTAGAAGACAATATATTTCTATACTGCCTACAATGTGAGTATAAAAACAATATGGGATCTTCAACGTATCAGAATATAGTAAAGCTTGTTGAGGCACAGAATAATGTGCGATAAAGAATACTGTGAGTGCAATAAAGAGTCGGCACCAATGCAGGTTACCGACGCTATGGGTAGAGAGGTTTTTTGGCTAGATGCAGGAAGACCAGAATAAAGAAGTTTCAAGTAATCTTGAAGATAATTTGCCTATGGTGAATTATATTATGCTTCATAGAATGTACGACCTTCTTACCTTAATTTCAAATAAAATTGTAGGTAGTGAAGATACTCAAAAAATGATAGAATATCATGAGGCGGGTTACCTATTGGGGCCAGCGCCTTCATTTACACCAGGTGAGGAAGAATAAAATGGAAAAAGAAAAAGTAGTACTACTAATGCTAGAAAAACTAAACAATGATACAAGATTTGCTGGAGTTTCAAGCGGAGCAGATATTGCAGACGTTGAGCAGCAAATTATTAAGAACCAGCCATTCTTGCAGTGGCAAATGGGCAACATGTACGACCTTCTTGTAGAAAAAGGCGTATTAGTTCCTTGACATTATTTAGATAATACTTTATACTTTTAAAGTATTGGTCGAGTTTTGCTCCCAGTATATAAAGCCTCATTCGGATCCGCCTCTGAATGGGGCTTTATTATTTAAGTGGTATAATTATATTATCATGTCCCCTAGAGATCATTTTAAACAAGCAATGCATAGCCCTTACTTTACATCACCTGGTTATGCTGATACTCCGAGTGGCCAATTCGATCAAAAGCTAGATAAAAATCTTAATAAAATAAAAGGATTTTTTAAACGTATAGTTAGGAAGAAGTAATGTTTACTGACAATAAGAATTTTGAGCAAGTGGCGGAGCAAGTATGGGTCTGGCGTAATTTTGTAACAGAAGAAGAAAATAATCAAATCATGTCTATCATGAAAGAATATGAATCTAGATTTGCTGATAACCAAGATGCCTTTAAGTTTGAAGACCAAGCAATCGACTGGTATAAAAATAAAACTGGCCCATTAATGCTTGAACTAAAACCGATTTGGGATAGAATATCCATGGCTTTATATCCAGAGCATTATATACATCCACAACTTTTTGTAAACGTTATGCGTCCAGGAGATGAGGGTATGTTTGTACATGCTGACAGCCCAGGAATGAATATGGAGCACAATTTAACTCAGCTAGACAGATGGTCAACTTGTTGTAGGCTAAGTCACGGCATAGTTACGTATTTTGGAGACTATTCTGATGGACAAATATTTTATCCTAATCTTGAAAAAGATGGATCTGTAAAAGATAGACCTGGGGACGCATTTGATTGTCTAGAAGTAGATGTTCGACCTGGGGACCTGGCAATACACGGAGCCACACATCCATGGGAACACGGTGTTAGAAAAATAACATCTGGAACGCGATATGCATATTCTAACTTCTGCATGGAGCTTGAGCATGCCCCTGGAACTTATGAACTATTTAATCCAGACAAGCATCCTCACATGACAGATGAAAAGGAAATTATTAGCTGGGTGCAAACTGTATATCCTGAAACTACTTTCTGTAAAAAGAAATGTATCTGCGGGCAGTCGGCTGATTTACCGTATTGTGATAACACTCATAAGATTATTAATAAGAAAAAACAAGAAGAGGGCAATTCCGACATTTAGTGCGAAAGTGCAAAAGTGAAAAAATTGAAGTGCGGCGGCGGTAGAAGAACCATTTTAGAATTTAGCATCATACAGGGGATCTCCACTATATTCGTATATTAGATTCATTAGTAATAAACACTCTGTATGGCTTTCTAAGTACCATATGTCACATACCCCTGACTCTGCATTCAAACAAGTCTCTAATCGACTCTTGAGGCCCTTTATGACCCATTCTAGCGAACACCTTGCCATGAACTTATCAGCTTGAAAATAATTACACTCTTCATATCTACGATCTAGCAAGTATTTCGCTAATTGGTCTGCTTTGTCCGAATTTACCATATTGTCCATATTAGCAGTATAGCTATATAGACCCAGGATAGCCAGAGTATTGACCTATAGAGTTTAGAATTCTTCACTGTCTATATCTTCATCTAGGTCAAAATCAAAGATTTCTACTTGTCCCGCCCAATTTAAAAATTTAGACAATGCAACTCCTGAAAGGATTGCTATCGCAATGGTACTTACTAATGCTGATAATTTCTTCATATATATCCTAGTCAACTGCAATATTCATAGCATGATCTGAACAATAATATATCATCTTGCCATCTAGCGTTAGCTTAGATGTATATGATAGTTTTTCACAGTATGTGCAGAATTTCATGATATTAGTATACCATAATTCTAGTCAACTGCTTTATTTCTAATTATGAATTTTTTATTTAAAGCCTTTAAATTTGCAATCTCTTCTACTGAGGTATAAATATTAGCCTGATGAGTATGTGTTGCAAAACATTCTTTTCTAGATATATCACGCTTTTGATTAATTTCATCTTGAGTCATAAATTCTACTTCCTTCTTATATGCATTAGGCATAGGCGACTCTACATACATTCTAATAAATACCTTTTCACCGTTCTTAGTTCCATATACGCCATGATAATGCAATGAAGAGAAAAACATAGCATCTCCAGCTTCAGGAAAATATTCTACTGGCTTATCTATCTCATAATACTCTACGCCATTGTCTGTAATCTTTCGTTCTGCCGTTTCCATATTTATGAATGCCAATCCGCCACCTTCAAAGTCATCATATGGGTATACGTTTAATGTAAATGCATGTGGAGATGATCCCCAAAATGGAGTTCTATCAATATGGTATCCGTTTATAAATCCATCATCACCAAAACTGTCTGCATAGTCTACAAGAAGTATATCTGCAGATCCCCATCCACCAGCCTGAGTTGCTTCTTCATGTGTTGCTGGTATATTGTAGTTTGGTGCTACATCTAAAGACTTTAGATAGTCCATATCAAGATAATTATCTTTATAGTAGTTAATACATTGTGTGTATATGCTTGAAAGCTCTTTAATGATTTCCCCAGGCTCGTTATCTAGATCTCTAGTGTCATAAGGATCTAATGTCGACTTAAATCCAGATATACCCCAATCCATCCAGTCTGTGAACAGTTCGTGCTTTTCGGTTTGAGATTTTTTTATTACATCGTAAGTTTTTTTAGGATCTTTTAATACATTCTTAAATACAAGAACTCCCTTAGTCAATTCAAAAGCATCAAACATTTTTTACCACACAAACTATTTGATTATTGTCTCCACCATTACCAATTTCTTCTTTTGAGTTATAAATTCTGCATTGCCAACCGTATTTAGCAAATCCTTCTTTTTCTTCTTGCTTTAAAAATTCTTCAAACTCTTCTTCAGACATAGAGTTCTTTTTAGCATACCACTCTGGTTTAAATGATGCTGTTAAGAATTGACGAATGTAAAATTTATTTCCTATAACTGGCAAAACTGCATGAAATACATCTGTTCTAAAGAGCAGACCATCTCCAGCTTCCATCTTGTATCTAACTGGAGGATCAATCATCAAACATTCTCTTTCTTTGCCATCAGCATCTATATATGTTGATTTTTCTGCATCCTCTGTATTAATAATTAAAATATCTCCGCCTTCGTAATTGTCATTAGTATAAATATTAAAATTGAATATATGGGGAGTCCCACCAAACCAGGGCCTTCTGTCTTGATGATATTCCATAGACAATGGCTTTGATTTATCTGTATTTTCTGATTCTAAAATTACTACATCTGCAGTGCAGTATGTTGGATGCTTTCTAGCTTCTTCCATAGTTGTTGGAATATCTGAATCTTCGCCTATCAAATCAAAATAATTTTTATTTAAATAATTTTCTTTATATATCTTCATTACATTCCAGAATATGTCTAAAAACTCTCTCAGGTATTCCCCGCCCTCATTTTCACACACCTCATATGAAGAATCTTGATATGGATATGCTTTTGAGTATTGACCCCATGGACGCCAGTCTTCCCAATTTCCAAACCACTGGTCATTATTGGTTTTAGAGCGTATAATGAAATCCTGGGTCGCAGCTGGATCCTTCAATGTATTTTTGAAAAGGATTACGTCTTTGGTGAGTAGTTTGTGTTCCATGATTTTCCTTACGCTAGATTATAATTATAGCATTGGTTGTATCACTTGATCTTAGGTCTTAGGTCTTACTATATATAATATATTTAATATTTATTGATTTACTGACCCCCCGACCCCCCTAGAAAAGTATAACATTTGTATTTTCGGTGTCAACCCCTTTTCAAATTTCAGAAAATGTTAATATATTTTTAATTTGTACGATACACATATTTGAGAGAAACGGACATTTAGGATAGACCGCCCATAATGAGCGTGTGCATGGGATCTTTGTGGTGCAAATCACATAGGTTTGCAAAGATTTATTTCGACACGCCCGAGAATAGGGGTATAAATGTCAGTGCCCCTTGCTATGATTAAGGTATAAAGAAAGTAAGAAAGTCTTACTAAGAAAGGTTAGGTCTAAAATGACTAACAGAATTTGGGAAAGTCGTAACGACTACCTAGTAGAGTCAGACGCTAAGCGTCTTGGCTATGTATCCTGCTCAGCAGGTTGCGGTAGAGTAACCGCATACTCC